TCAACAAGCTGCATTCGAGCAACATAGACAGAAAAAGGAGAAACCGATAGACCCGTCGTTTGGGAATGCGGCCCAGCAACTCTTTTAAAAATGTATTTTACCCAGTAGATTGAACTACTGGGTATTTATGTTTACCATCTTAGATGAACACCAGAGGCAGATGATTTGCGAGAAGATTGAGGCGAAGTTTTCGACTCCTTCTCTCGTAGATGGAACCTGCGGACTGTTCAGCATGCCTGAACCGTTGATTAAGGACAGGGCTGCGTATTTCAATGAATGCGTAACGACCGTCTACCACCTTTTGCACGAGGCGGACTCCCAAATCGGGATGTTCGAGGTCGTGTCGAGTCTGGACGAATACTTTGACATTGATTTTCTTGTCAAAAACGTATTCTCTGACGATATTATTGAGGCGATTGTTGACCAGATTGCCGACTGTTTCGACAAGGCAAAACGAGACGGGCGGGTTAATCTTGAAAATTCAAGTTTGCCTCCTGGTTTGAAGGAAAGAATTATAGCACGTTTGGAAAAGAGGTCTTAAAATGAAAAGATGTACACTTACTGCCGCTGACAGGAATCTTATTGAAGAAAGCAATCGGGAAAAGAAGCAGCAACTTGCCGCATTGAATGCCGACCTGAACAGGATGGCTGCCACTGGTCACAGCAAGATGCTTGACGAAACCCCGTTCCTCCCGACGGGTCCGAGGGCTTACCAGCTTGTCGAAACAGAGCATTACAAGAAATGGATTCAGAAAATCCGTGAGAGCGCACCCGAAAAGAAGTGGGTTGGCAAGAAATACTTCGGCATTGCCGACGAGTATACGGAAGCATCCGAGAAGGTCTCCGAGAAGGTTCTTGACCAGAAGGAAACCGAACAGATTCTTCAAACCTACGTTGACAAGCAGGGTGTTCGCAGGGTCAAGATTCGTGATGACTACGACCCGAACCACGCCAACGAGGTTGAAAGCACTGAACTGACCAAGGAAGAAAGGAACGTATTCGACTTCGCCACCATCAAGAACAAGGTGGTCGCCCACTTGGAATGGAGCATTGATGACCTGTTTGACGACATCGAGGAGTCCTTGAAGGAGATGCATGCCGATGAAAAGGACTACCAGCCGCCTGAGAACTTGAAGGAGGTCGTGGCCACCATGCAGAAGACTGAACAAGTCAAGATGCTCGAATACAAGCGTCAAATGGAGCAAGCTCTGGAATACGAAAAGAAGAAGAAAAAAATGCAATAAGCCCTTGCATTTGCAGTTGGAATAAAATATATTTGGTAAGACTGCTTAGGTTATAAACTATAACTGAGGAGAAATCCTCGGTTTATAACAATGAGAATTAACAATAGGTAATAACATGAGTACACTTGACTTGAACTATGTTCCAACTGCGGCTTCTTTGCCGTCTCCCCAGTCCACCGAACCAGAACGCAAAGCTGATGAGCGTGTATGGAAAACAAGGTTGGACGACACTCACAAATACTATTCCGCCCAGGTCCGCATTCTTCCAAGCGTAAAGCGTGACGCACAGGGCAATCTGGTATGGCATGAGAATCCCTCTCCATTCCGCAAGATTGTGGTTCACTATCTCCGTATTGGTAAGGGTCCTAAGAAATACTTCAAATGTTTGAGGACACTTTCTGACGCCCCTGACTATTATAAGGGAATCTGCCCGTTCTGCGACTGGAAGACAGAACGTTTCCACAAGCTTAAACCGTTAGCCGATGCTGGTGATGCAGTTGCTGCAGAAGAAGTTAAGGTTAATGAAGGTAACGTTGCTAGCACGAGCTATGTTGCTAACGCCCTTATCCGTACGGATACGGTTCATTCAGAGTTTAACAACCAAGTAAAACTCTGGGAACACTCCGTGAAGGTTAACAACACTCTCGACTATCCTCGTCAACCAGAAGTCATCGCAAAGAGGAGATGGGAAAACACCAAGGAAGGTCGTAAGAAAGGTGCAGTCTACGTTCCGAATGAATTGGAACTCAAGAATGCAACACGTTTCTTCCCCGAACTGGTCCGTGGTGGCCGTGACTTTATCGTTACGTGTCAGGAATCTGGAAACATCATTAACGGAAAGGCTATTAACACCTACGATGCCAGCAAGTTTGTTGACACTCCGAGTGATTTGGCAGCAACTGATGCGGAAATCTTGGCCTACCTGAACCAGTGCGTTGACCTCGACGCATATCAGAGAGAAGACCTTCCTGCGAATTATGCCGAAGCTCAGAAGATGCTTAACGAATGGTTGGCAGAACAGACTGGAAGCGCTTCGTATGACAATTCTGCTGATGTCACTCCGAATAAGGAAGCTCCTGCAGCCAGACCGAACCCGACTATGAATCGTATGCCTGGTTCTGCATTCCTCGGTAACACTCCACAGCAGGCTGCTCCGCAGGCTCAGTACACCAATCCTCCTGTGATTAATCAGCCGACGCAACCTGCACCGCAGGCCGCTCCTGCACAGCCGTCTTTGGCTGGAATGGGTCAGGCTGCACCGCAGATGGCACAGCAGGCTCAACCGCAGTTTGCACCTCAGATGGCTCCTCAGACTAACCCGCAGTTTGCACAGCCGCAGGCACAGCCGACGTTTGCACAGGCACAGCCTGTTGCACAGCCGACCGTTGCAGCTCAGCCGATTGCTCAACCGCAGGTTCAGGCTCGACCGATGCCACAACCGACCGTTGCACCTCAGCCTGTTGCACAGCCGCAGGTTCAGGCTCAACCGCAGTTTGCACAGCCGCAACAGCAGTTCGCACAGCCGCAAGCACAGTTTGCTCCGCAGGCACAGTTTGCTCCGCAAGCTCAGCCTCAGATGCAAACCGCAGCTCCGACTCCGAATGCAGCAGGTTTCCCTGACGACGACCTCCCGTTCTAATAGGTTGTTGGTTTCTTCAAGGGCGTGTCGAAAGACACGCCTTTTTTATTAGAATAATGTATTTTAATAACGAAAGTAAACTGATGGAAGTCTTATGATACTTTTTGATACAAATTCCCCTGCGCTGCGTTATGTAGCTTCTCTCATTTCTGGTGTGGAAAATGCCGATGAACCCGTGAAGGTTGTCGTTGGCGATGGCGAGGTGTATTTCACCTTGAAATGCGGTCTAAAAATCAAGGCGCCTATTTGGAAAGGCGAGTACGATACGTCTGACTTTGACGACCGTTCCGAATTCTACTTCAATGCACGATTCTTGGGCAAGGCTCTTACTACGTGCATCAACAGTGAGCAGATTGCGTTTATGAGGCAGGAAGACACTGTCCACATTGCTGGGTTTTTGAAGAAACCAGATATCCCGCAGCTTGATTCCAAAAAGGAGGAGGGCGACGAAGGTGTTCCTGCTACATACGAAGAACCTGAACCGATGTTCTCCTATGAAGCCGAACTGGCCAATGTGGAACCGTTTGATGAAGCAGTGTTCGGTGAATCCAGTGCAACATTCAAAATGGAACAGAGCGACATGGTTGAGTTGTTCAGTCTTAGCGACTACTTCAACGATGTTGACATCTGCCGAAAGTCTGGCGTGGTATCGTTCCGTGTCGGAAATGACGGAATGTCCGTAGTTACTCGCTACACCATGAGCAATCTTGGAAACTCCAAGAGTGACCCGAACTTCTCCTTCAATGTAAGCAAGTCTACGATGAAGCTTCTGTCCTTCATTGGAAATGGAAGTGTTACGATTGACTACGACGAGAAAAACAGCACAATCGCTGCTAGCGACGGTACTATAACGGTGGTTGCCGAAGTGTTCCCTAGCAAGTACGATACCCTTGTTTTCAAGGACGGAGAAACGAAGTTCATCACCCCAGGTACGGCATTTGATGAAGCTATTCCGAAGCTTTGCGAGAGCCTTGCTGCAACGAACAAGGAAGACGAGCTTTCGTTCGAATACATTGGTCCTTGCAACATTGGCATCACTTGGAAGGAAAAGTATGGTGAAATCTTCAAAATGATTTCAGTTGGAGAGGCGAAGCAGTTCAAACCGTTTGCTGTCAAGTGCCACTTGCTCAATATCATTCTTGGCTGCATCCACGACAGCTCGGTGGTGTTTGCTGAAACCAAGGAAGGTAAACAGGTTGCCCTCTGTTCAAACGACAGGTATAAGCGAAAGGTAATCTTCTAGTCTATGGGCCAGCTTAACGCTGGCCTTTTTTGTTACCCTTGCCAAATAAAACATCTTGTACTATATTTTAGTATTAGATAAATCCGTGTCCCAAATAGAGAGGTTTAATATGGGCGTCGTTCGCATGAGTCAAGAATACTTCAATGTAATAAAGACGATTAACTCGATGATGAAAATGAAGGCTGGCCTTATCTTCAAGGGCAAGGGCAGCGATGGTCAGTATACGGGCAACTACTATTTCAACGGTATTTGCGACAGTGCGATGATTCATGTTGTCGCAACTGAAAACGACATTGCTTTTGATGAACCTCGTCTGCAGATTTCGTCACTTCCAGACTTCATCAAGTATGCTGAGGCGACTGGTTTTCCGAAGTGCGAAATCAAGGTGGCTCGTGAACGAACCATTCGTGGCCTTGAATACGATAACATCATCTTTACTGGAAAGGAAAAGGATGCTCGTATCGGCGTTGCTGACGACTCTGTGTATGCGGACAAGAAATACATGAAGATTTTTAACGAGCAGTTGGCTCTGGTCGCCCGTCTTGGTTTCAACGAGGACATTCTTCATAACATCGTCAAGGACATCAAGCTGATTTCAACCTGTAAGGCTCTTTCCTTTACGGTTAGTCCACAACTGGAATGCCGAATCATCATCAAGGGTAGCGGAACGCAGCAAATTACGAGAAAGATTGATGAGCATTGCTTCTTCGTGGAAGATGATGCCCAGTGTCTTGATGCTTTCGCTAATGGAAAGCAGAGATTGTTCCCGTCTGGTTCTCTCCGTTTTATGGACACCATTGGTGGCGATGTCAACATCGAGCTTCGCCGCTTCAAGAACTCTGCAAATGACCTTATGACAATGAAGGGTTATATCGTAAAACCAGGCGCCCTTCTTGACCCGACGAATAAGGCAAAGGACGCTCCGAGAAGTCAGATTAACGTCGTCGTGGCAACGTCCGAATTTAGTGTGAAAATTGTTTCTAACGTGGACTACTTTGCATAATGGCTGATTTTCGTGACATTCCGAATTCGGATATGGAAGCCGCAGTACATGAGGCGTTCGACGAGTATTCTCTGGTCGAAGTGCTGAATGGCTTTAACTTTGTATGCCCGTATTGCGGACAGATGCCCAACAACTCGTTTACTAAACCCGAGCGAAAGGCGTATGTGTACAAGGACACTTGGAACTTCGTGTGTTACAAGTGCAGACCTGCTCATCATGTTATGTGGGAATTTCAGGAATCCCATCCGACGATTTTTAACCGCTTGCTTTTCATGCTGTATGGGAATGGTAAGAAGGGCCCACAGAAAAAGATTGAACGCAAATATGTCGAAGGGGCATATCAATTCAAGGATGGAGAACTCGTTTCCCTTGAAGAAGAAAATGACCCTGATGTTCAGACGGCTATTGCGTTCTGTAAGAAACGTCAGATAAGGGAAAAGGTGTACAAGCAGTGGTTTGTATGCAAGAAGGATAAGCGCTTCTTGGACACGAACCCTGATGGAACCTTGAAATTGAATGAGTATGGTCTTCCTACGGGCAACGAGTACGGAAATCGTCTGATTATCCCTTACTACCGTTTTGGTGGCTCATGGGTTCAGTTCGATGCCAGAGATTTGACCAATAAATCGAAGATGCGCTATCGAAACTATGCGGGCGCTAAACGTGAGTTGTACAATGGAGATTTTCTCCATTTCAACAAGCCGTTCTTTATGCTTGAAGGAGCAATAGACTCTACCTTTATCAAGAACTCTGTTGCTGTCGGCGGGTTGAAACATTTCAAGAGCTTTGTCGAAGCAGACCCTAACTTCAAGGAATACAAGGAAAACGGTGTCATCATATTCGATGCTGACGAAGCTGGTATCGACGACCTTCGTACTGTTATGAATATGGGGTTCAAGTGGTTCGACTGGTCAAAATTCCGCAATGACAACCCGAACTCTATCGACTACGGTGGCAAGGTCAAGGACATCAACGAAGCGGTGCTTAACTGTTCCGAATTTAAGATGACTCCAGACGGCTATGTAGACCCTGAATTTATCATGGCCCACACATACAGTGCCGAAGCTGGAATCATGTTGTTGAATATGAAGTACGGTGCGCCTAGGAAGCGTTAAGCTTGTCGTTGTGGTCCTTGGCGTAAGCGTTGTCCCAGTTGCTGTCGTCAGTAAGGTTGGTGTTATCCAGACCAACTTCGATTGTCGGCAGTAGTTGAGTCAAGTCCATGTTCTCTGAATCGAACATCGAAAGTTTCGTGTCCTTCTGGCTGATTTCCAAGTGGATGCACGGGTCAACTTCTTTCGGTCCAAATCCCTGTGGAGCGTAATAATCCATCAACAGAGTCTGATAGGAATTATCCTGTTTTCCGTTAGGCGTGTTCTTGTACGGTTCGGAAGACATGTAGCAGATGGAAGAGAACTTCTTCATCTGGGCTTCCGTAACTTTTGGGAACTTTGCATAGCAGACGCTGGTTGCAATATCGACACATTGAGAAACTTCTGGGTCCTTCGTATGGTTAGATACTGGTGTATCATAACCGAACGACTTGCACTTCGCTATCATTGCGTTCAATGCCGCCTTAGCACCTGCTGAATTAGGCGGGAACGGCTCCTTGGCATATTTCTGTACATAGACAGGCTTACCGAATCTGTCCGTAACGATAGAACCGTCCTTTGAAATCTTGGGTTCGAGACCGTCATCACCTTTTCCGTAGAACTTGTACCAGATTCGTGCGTACTCGTCGTTGACAGCACGTCCCCTTGAACCGTAGGCAACCGTAGGCTGTCCAGTTTTCTGCATGCTGTTGAACATGATTGTCGCCTGTTTCTCTGGGCTTCTGTAAAGCGATGTCACCATAACATATTTCACACCAGCCAAACGAGCAAGGTAAGTAATCACGTTCTTTGTTCGTGTGGACATTTCGCCTTCTGTCGCCTTGTTGTCAATCGTTACGTCGGTTGCTGGCGGCAAAGTGGATGCGACATTCTCGTGTACAAGAATCCTTGCATTGAAGAGTCCTTTCAGGTTTCTGGAAATCATGTTGACACGCTTGCAGCGGGTGTCGATACGGGCAAGGTCTGTGCCGTATTCAGGGGCACGGAACCCGACGTATTTATAGATTAGGTTCGCCTCGTCGCAACGACGCTTTCTCATATCCATGTCAAGGGACTCTGGGTTCGTACCGTAAGTCAGTCGTGAAAGAATGTCTGCGATGTAGGTGAAATACTGGTTGGCAAGCCTTTCGTCACGAGGGACGCCCTCCACCGTAATCGACTTTGTGGAGTTCTTCTGTACAGTGGTGACCTGTCCGTTAAGTATATACCTGTCGCCTTTGAGAGGGACCATTGAAATAGGTTTTGCGTAGCCGAGATGATAATACATTCCAGTACGCAGGCAATAGCTGAGGAATGCCGATGTTGCAAAGTTGCCGCTGACATCGCAAGCGAAGCCCGCTGTCTTCAAGTAGCTGACCAATGCGGTCTTAACTGCTTCTGGACATGAGTTGTGGCTAAGCATACCCCAATGGTAGTAAGGCCAGTTCTGCGGATAAGTAATAGGGCCCCATACAGCCATCTGCACATATCGGTAGAACGAGAACCTAATCTGGGTTTCGGTAAGGGTGAGGTTCTTAACATCGTCGGGAAGGTCGTTATAACCCTTTCCGAGTACGACTGCGTTGGAGGCCTTCATGATAAGTTCGAACTGGTCTTCCTGAATGCCGCCCTTTACGTCACCTTGCGGCTCACCGTTTTCATCTACGGTGACAACGGCAAATATCTTTTTGAGTACCATTTCTCTCGTACTTCCACCGATGTCTAGCGGAATGCCTGCACCGATGTATATGCTTCCTTCTGAATCGTAAATCTTTGGGCTCTTCTTAATCTCGTGGTCATATAGGAACGACCAGTCTGGCATGAAGTGGCCTCTACGGAAGCACGAGCCCATGCTGATTGGAAGACCTCCCAAGCCAATCAGTAGAGGCGGGAGAATGTCGATGTCATACGGGTTGATACCCATTGCCGCAGCATTTGCGGTGTACATGCTTTCTGCAGATGCACCTACTGGGGCGAAGATACCGCTGGCAGAGATACCAGCCTGCAAAGTATCTGTCTTCGACTTTGTACAGGTAAGGAAGCCGTCAAGCTTGTTGATGATTTCTTCTAGCTTGGTGGTCATCACTCCGTAAGTTTCGTTGCCGAGAAAATCCTGAATCATTTCCGAAATAGCGGAAGCGAGTGCGCTCATGCGGCGCTTGTTGTAGTCGGGAACGGAGTCTCTCTGCCACGGGGTAAGACCGTTGCTTTCGTCGTCGATGTCATAGAATCCGTGCTTGTTCAGAATAGAGTAGAACGAGCCTTCCCTGTCGGTGGTTTGGGCCGCAGCATCGTCGATTGCTGTCTTTAGCTCCCCAGTGTAGTGACCTGAAATCATTTCTTTTTACCTCTAAGGTGGACGATTACGCTACCGTTTTCGCCATTGTTCTTTCCGCTATGGCCTTTTCCAACGAAAGTGTAATCCATTTGCTTGCCGTCGTGTCTGAATGTCAGCGTGACATCCTTTTCGATAAACCCTGTACCGTTGCAAGCCGTGCATGTTTCCTGCGGTTCCAGCCCACGACCGTTGCAGAATTTGCATGCAAGGACGACATCATGCAGGCCGTCCTCCCTGCGTTCGACCGTGCGTACCTTGCCAATTCCGTTGCAGTGCGTACATTTCTTGAAACGGCTTGCTCCCGTTCCAGAACAGTTGTAGCATAGGCACTTTCGCACATATTTGATGGTGATATCACCTGGCTGGAACAGCTTTTCTTCCGTCATCCTGATTGTGCGGATGACATTCCTTCCTCGTTTCTGGAATTTCCTGTCCACAGGTTTCTTGTGGAAGTTCTTACAGATGTTGCATTCGCCGAACAGTTTTGACCATAGGGTGAAATCGGAGTTGTTCTGATGCTCACGGTCATATTTCTTGCGGAGTTCTTCCGTCTTTATCAAGTTGTATGCTTCCGTGATTTCAGACATCTTGTCGGAAGTGTCCTTTCCAGAACGGTCTGGATGGTACAGTTTCGCCAACTTATGGTATGCCGCTTTCACCTGTTCGTCGGTGCATTCTGGCTCTATTTGTAGTACGCTATACGGGTTCATTTTATGCCTCTTTTTCAATCAATAGTTTATATTGCGTGCAGGAATCCCTGTCGCCATATTATAAACTATGTTAGAATAATGCTGGATTGACTATGAATACAAGAATGATTGCAGAAGCTGGTGGAAAACACCGTAAAAACAAGCGTAAAGGTGGCGGAACGGCTAAGTTTGTGCCGACCGTTGGGTTTGGCTCCCGTAGATTCCTTGGTTCGTACACAACTGGAAGGGCATACGGCCCTGTATTTCCTATGGGTTGCGGATGGGGAGAAATGTCGAGCGTCCCTGGCGGTGCTTGTGGCGACGGAACCCTTGCCGCAGACGCATCTGGTGCAATGGAAGCAGTCGAGGGTGTCAAGAACGAAGATGAAGACTTGATGATTAGCGATAAGGACAAGCTCATCTATGCCCTCCGTGGAATCATAGAGAACGCCAAGGTTGCTTACGAGGCGGTTACTGGGGTTTCTTACGACGAAGCTGATGAGGCTTCTGAAGACAACGACGAGGAAACGAAAGAAAACGAGGATGAGCAGGCTGCCGATGATGACGAGGGTCCTGACGAAGATGGTAGCGACGACAACTAAACGGTAAGGCTATGTACGATACTGAGGTCTTGAACAACGAAGTTTCCGATGTTTACGAGAAAACGCTACTAAGTGTACCGTCGTCTGTTGATGATTTGGAGCTTGACGATAAGTTCATAAACGACTTCATCCTGAACTTTCTTGGAAGTACAGTGAATGGGGTTCGCCTTACAGATGATTCTGATAGCCGTTGCCGCAGTGCAGTGATAGACCTGTTTAGTGAAATCGAACAGGACCTCAACGATGTTCGTGTTAACCACGTCGATGTACGGAGTGTGTCCAGTGACCTGAATATGCTCCGTATGTTTGTAAATGGTACGAAGGGTCTTGACCCTACCATACAAAAGGCATACTACAAGGTTCGTAACTCCGTTGATGAAAACAGTAAAGATTATGAGGTTTTAAAGCAGGCAGAAGACAAAATAAATTCCATCAAGGCTTCGATAAAAACTGAGGATGATGGATACGACTATACAAAGCAAGGTATAGAAGATTATTTCTCTGCAAAGGGTCTTTTGAAGGGCGGTAAACTCGACCCGAATGAAATGGTGAGCAACCCAGTGGAAGTGGAAGAACTCATGAACGCATTGTCGCATGTTGTTGATAATGTGAATGGTGTTGCCGAAGCAATGGATTGCCGATGGGCTCAGGAACTTGCTAAGACTGGATATCTAGCTGGTATACCTTATGTCGCAGAGAAGACGACAAAGACTCCCGATGAAGTGAAGGCGCTCTTTAAAGACTGGTACGGTAAAGGAACTGAGTTTATTGGAGAGGATGCTCACAATGACCCTATGGTTCGAGCCACTGAGGCATGTTATAAGGTGTTTAAAGATTGCCAAGGCAAGATAGGACTGATTAGGGAAAACTCCGCTGAAATCGAGGGAATGTCATTGTCCGTTACGGTTGACCCGTACAAGAAGTTTATTTTCAATATGATAAAGGAGGGTAAAGTTGCCAAGAAAGACAACGAACCCATAATTATCGTCGATGTAAATAAGATAACACCAAAGGACATTATAACCCTGTTTACGAATATAAAGTATTCGATGTTCCAACTTGGGCCTAAGGATAGGTTCCAGACTAACGTTATAGAGTTTGATGCCGACTTTGCCACGAAGATGGAAAAGTTGAAACCGTATATCGAGTTTTTGAACAGTAAAGAACTGAATCCAGTTATAGCATCAGGAACCCCTGAGGAACAGGCGCAGATAAAGCCGAAGCGTTCCCCGCTTACTGGTGCATATATATTGACAAAGGCTGTGTATGATACGTTCAACGGATGCCGCATGAAGTATTCTCCTACGGACACCACGTTTGAAGGTAAAAAGATTCCTTCGGAAAAATCGTTCTATGCGGCAATCAATAAATGTTGTGCCGAGTTTCCGAATTCTGAGATTAGTTTGAACTATGTGTTTGACTACAAGACTATGTTCACAGCGGATGTGGCTTATTTCCCGATTGAGCAAATCGTAAAGCAGAACCCCGCTTTGTGGTCGTGGATGCTTTATTACCGTCATACTCGTATAGAGGCGTATGCAGCAGAGCTGATGGACAAGTATCAAGCTAAGAATCTGCCTGTAAAACATATTTCAGAAGAGGTTTCCCAAAACTTCAATAATGTGATGAATGGCAAGGCTGAGCTTTCAAAGTATTGTGATTACTTGGAGGTTTCTCCGTCTATCGAACCGCAAGAGTATGTCGATGCGTTCAATACGATATCGAATGGAATCGCTTATGCTTTCAATGGTAAAGTTAATGACAAGGAAACCGAGTACAATCTGTGGTCTCTTTTGAAAAAGCTTGCGAAAAAGGCACCGACTTCCTTTGATAAGGAAGTTAGAAATGAATTTATCAACGTTGCGTATACACAAGAAGACATGTTTTTCAGGATTAACCTTGCTGTCAAGGCTGGGGTCCTAAATGAAAGGTATCATTTTACGGGCAATTTTGGCAAGTTGGAAAATGGCCGTAACAGACAGGCTGCAATCATAGAAAATATCATGACCTTATTGTATAAATATGCCGTTGGGGTAATGTTCAGGAAGACGAATCTTGCTGTGCAGAAATATGAAAAGGCTATGAGTATGCGAATGGTTAGACCTTATTTGACTAAGGTGTATGGCATTGCAAAGGAATATAATGACGCTTTTGAGCAGAACCATGCAGAAGAATTGGGATGTACACGTAAGGCTTCTGACGCAATCGTTAAAATACTCACAAAGTTGGTAGGAGGTTAAAATGGCCGCTAGGTTGGAACTTTATAAATTCACAGGCAAAGATGGTGATTTTGGTACACATGTAGAAAGCCTTGGTCTCAAACGCATAGACACCTGTGTTCCTTCGGTATACTCCGATGAACACTTGAATGGCGAAACAAAGCCGTCGGATGATGCGAGCGACTGTGCAACATATTGCATTTACAGGCCCGATGACCCTGAATGTAAGGCATATTCTTTCGAGTGTGTCTTCAAGCTCATGTTGAAGGACCCGCCAGATGTCCAGTTGAGCAATGTTCGTCTGTACCCAGTCGGACCTCGCCCAGAGGAACCAGATACTGCTAGGCTGTATATCGGAAATTCGGTGGAGTATCACCAGCCGACAAACACAAAGTCTATCATTGCAGTAAACGATATTTGGAATTACAGCAAAGACCACCCGTTCTACTTGACCGTCGCTGGAAACAGCGGTCAGATGCTCGACTATCGTCTTACGAACACTTCGTACAATGTCGAGTGGAAGGATTATGGTTACGGAAACGTGATGGTAATGAACGGTGTTCGTCAGCCGATGATACCTGTTCCTAACAAGCAGGATGGCACTCCTGTCAAGGTGACATTCTTCAACCATACGTTCATGCCGACGGAAGCTGATTTCATCAGGTTCCTTGACCCAGCTACTGGAATCGACATGACCAATGACAGTGAATTTGTCATAGACCGTGGTGTAACGGAGAACAATGTTCAGTATCTGACCATTTCCGTGGATATGAAGTTCATGCTTGCTCATCCGAAGGGCATTATCTACCATATTCCTCAGTTCCCGCCTGCAACGGGTTACTTTATCTCTTGGGCGTTGCTGCCTTCTCAGGCCGAACCAGGTGGCAAGGTCACGGATAAGTTGGTTGAAACGGTTGATGTACAGGTGAAGTGCGGCCCTCACGGTCATCCTGAATATTACTTGAACGGTGCTAGGAAGCCTATGCTGACACTGGCCCCAGGTGTAATCTACCATTTCATCAACCATGACGGCTCTCGTTTCCCGATGAGGTTCATCAAGGATTGCCGCATCCCGAACGCAGCCGATGTGAATAACATAGTGGTTGACGGCGTGACTGTCCTAAATGGTGGAACCGACCAAGAGGAAATCTTTGTTGACCCAGAAATCACCTTGAAGCATGGCGCCTGCATAAATGCCTACGAGGCTGTATGCGAGATGAATGTCGGTAATTCCGCTTTCGTACACCCTATTTGCATGGTCGGCAACTACAATATATGCCGTCCGATGGGTTCGATTTACAACCCGATGCTTGCTGGCGAAACGGATTACGTCTATTTGCAGCTTGAAATTGATGGAAAGACAAAGCCAGGTTATTGTGTCCCTGATATTAAGATAGAATATGATGAAAATTAATTTTTAACAGTTGATTAAATCCTATAAACTATGTGTATAATGAATCGTTTTACGAGGAAGAAAATGTCTAACGAGAAAGAACAAAAACCAACGGTGCTTGAAGCAAATTTCGCTTTCGATGCTTCGCCCGCTCTTTTTGAGTCAATTATGGAAGAAGGTCCAATCAAGTATGGACCAGACGATGACGGACTTGACATGATTACTACCCCAGAAGGTGATGAGGTTGTAGACCCTCGTTCCATCATGGATGTTAATGTTGATGCTCCTGTCCAGTCTGGTGCGGTCTTCAACCAAGACTTTGACTCGATTTCACAGGAAGAAGGCGACCGCTACATGGAGCAGTTCCAAGACTATGTCGAAAACGTCCATAAGAAGGATGTTAATATCGACGAACTGATTGACGTAGGCGGTACGATGATTCAGGGACTTAATGATACTACTCAGGACGTATCTGGTTACCTGCGTCAGCAGATTAACGATGCTGCCAATCGTCTAAGTCAGCAGAATGTCAACCCTGCACAGCCTGATGGCGTTGCAGCTGATATGACTGGTGAAGACCGTATTCCTGCTGATGGCGGAGAAGGTGGTCTGGATGCTGGTGCTGATGCTGGTCTTGGTGGCGAAGGGGCACCTGACCTTGGCGACGAAGGCCTTGCCGAAATCGACTCCACAACTCATCTCACACCAGAGGAAGACACTGGTGCCGAAGGTCTTGGTGACATCGACATGGGTCTTGGTGAACTGGATGGCCTTGGTGGAGAACCTGCTCCAGAAGCTGGTGCAGAAGCTGGTGCTGATGACGGCCTTGGAGCCGAACCAGCAGCTCCTGTCGAAGGTGGTGAAGGAGCAGACCTTGGCGGTGACGTACCTCCTGAGGGTGGAGAAGCTCCTGCCGAAGGTGGTGAAGCTCCTGCTGAACCTGAAACGGGTTCTGAACCGTCCGAAGGTGGAGACGATTACGACCCTTTTAGCGACCTAGACCTCGGTGGCGACACTGGCGATGGTGATGAGGAACCGACTGGTGACGATGCACCCGCTCCCGTAAGTGGCGACGAGGAACCGTCTGGCGATGAACCGTCTGGCGATGGTGATGAACCGAAGGAAGACGATAAGGATAAGGACGCAGCACCGTTGACTGAATCCGAGGATATGAAAAATTTTCGTATTCGTCTCGAATCGGTGATGGGCACTTATGATGCATTGTGCAAGCGCCGTGAAGCAAAGGCAAAGTGCGAAGCTATCGTGAATGCTGCAAACAAGAAGATGATTTCTGAGTCTGTAAACCAGAAGAAACTCAAAGCACAGTGTGAAGCAATCGTTGGCGCATACCGTAAGGCAACTGGTGCTAACCAGCTAAAGACAAAGTTGGAAGGCATTGTCGGAAAGTATCGTAAACAGAAGATGCTTGCTGAATCTGTTGCCGCAAGTGCTACTGCCGTGAACCAGAAGCCAATCATGGACAACAACGCTCGTTTTGCAAAGATGAAGGCCCAGTGCGAATCTATCGTTAGTGACTTCCGTAAGGCAGAATCCACTGCCAATACGGCAAAGGCTATTATCGATAGCTACAAGCAGAGCCTCGTTTAATACACGAAACTTGCAATAAATTTAAAGACGACGGAATGATTTCCGCCGTCTTTTTTATGACCTAAAATTCGTACCAGATTATAAACTATTTTTGAAATAAAGGCAGTTTATTATGGCAACTAACATATCACGAAAATACACTAATATCTCGTATGACGATATCAGGGATAACTTGTTGACCATCTTTAAGGCTAAGGGTGGCAAGCTTGCGGATTTCAGCACATCGTCTTACGGAAGGATGATGATTGAACTTTTCTCTGGTGTAGCAGACCTTATGGCTTACTACGGAGAAAGCTCGTTCAACAACGCATTTCTTGAAACTGCCTACAACACGCCAGCAATCTACGCTGGTGCAAGAATGCTCGGTTACAGCATCCGTAGACCTGTTCCAGCAAAGGCGGCGTTCGCTATACAAACCAAGAAGACTGGCGTGTATGGCAAGATTAAGATTTTCATCCCGATGGGAACGCAGTTCAGCATTGGAAGCAGCATTCTTACTGCTGTCAGCGATTCTGAATGGGAATACGACAGAAATAACGACCCTGACGAAACTGGCCTTTTGAAACTGATATCAGGAAACTGCGTTTGTGCCGAGGGTTACTTCAAGGAAACGGTCTTTGTGTCCAACGGCACACAGAACCAGACTTTCTATCTAGTCGATGGTGGATTTAGTGACTATTTCGGGGAAAATGACCCGAACTATGCAGAAGACCATAAGTTTGAGAGCAGGAAGAATACCTTTACTAGCGTCACGACTGATGCTTCCCTT